TTTTTATGCTGCTCTACCTTACGATCGCGTTCGGACTGGGCGCTCTCGATTTGAGAGTCCGTCTGCGAACGATGAGCATCAATTTTTGAATCGCGCTCTTTGTTGATCTGCTCTTTTACATAAGATGCAATGTTCCGTCCTTCTTCGTTGAGATTAGATGTTGTTTTACGGCCCTTCAACTTCTTGTGAGCTTCGTAATACTCATGGGCTTTGACCGGGTCATAATACGGACTGGCGTAATGCTCCAAAATATCATTCTCAACGTCTTCATCAGACTGCATGAGCTCATCTTCCAGAGCGTCTAACTCTGCATCCAAGGCGTTAACATCTGCCAAATTCCGAGCGTAGGACTCGGCGTCATAATCTTCTTCGCCTTCAACCGGAGTCTCACTATTTGCATTAGCAAATTGCTGCTGATCCCCCATGTTGATGTTTCGATTGCGAAGTGCGTCCGCATTCGGATCGTCCACGGGCTTACGACCGACAATCTGTCTAATCTCGTTCGGGGACATAATTTCGTTTCGAGTGAATTTATCGGCAATTTCTGCCAACTTATCAATCGGAACGAGTTTGAACGGATCGCGATAATAGAAAATATCCTGACCTTGAGTTCTAGCCGTCTTTGTCAGGAATTTTCTCTTCATCTCATCGATAAACGCAGAGATAATCGGCTCGATTAAGCGGGTGTAGTAATTGGTCATTGCTTCACTTTCCGCTGTACCATTCATGATTTCTACAGTCATACCAAGTTGGCTGTAAAGAAGCTCCTGAAGATACTTAATTTGATCGATCAACTGGTTATCGACAGATCTATTCAATTGTGTAATGTGTTCCGTAGCGTCTGTGTAAGCGATACCATATTTTGAACCAGAAAGCTGCATCTCAATGTCTTTACGACGTGCCTCGGCCTGAGCTCGTTTGGTATCGGTTTTCAAGGTGTACGGAAGCTGAATGATTAAGTCAAGTTTACCGGCTCCATTCTGCTCGTCGATGACGTCCAACAGGGTCAGTTTGCGAATTAATCGCTGCATCGTGCTGTTGGGTTCGTTCATAACGGAATAGAACGGATTTTCGACAATTGCTACAAACGATTTCGGGAGGGTGACATCTGTGTGTCTTCCCGTAACATCGTTGTAGAGTTCTATACGAACTCGATCGGGCCACCACTCTTTAACCTTTCCGCATCTCATTTCTTGAATGCCAAATCGGTTGTAATTTGTGTGGCGGGGATCGTCATCAGTATAGGTCGGGACAATAGCAACAACGCCCTCGTCCAGCATGGAGAGGACTGCATCATGAAGAAAAGCTCTGGCGGTCTGATCTGTATTGGCCGAAACAGTCAAACAGTAATCTAAACCATCTTTGATCTCCTCTTTAAAACGCCCATTCTCATCCATACGGACATGTTGGATTGTTGTCGCTGCGCAATCTAATGCAATGCGGTTGTAAACGCTGGTCACAATAGATCGTTCATTGCCCCTAGTGAGGCGAGGCCTGTCAGGTCGGCTATAATAAGCCATACCGGTCGGTGGAGGATAACTCGCCTCAAGTTTCTCCTTGTTGAGGAGAATGTTCCAGGCATTCTGGATACGAGTTCCTAATGACGGCATTTACACCCTCCATTTTGAATTATTTAAACTTTAATCCCACTCTTTATCGACCACGTCTTTGCGATACGCCACTCTTCCGCTGGTATAAACACCGTTCTTCAAAGAGTTGATGTTGTAGTTCCGAGTGGTAAGAGCTGTGTATACACCCATGCTTCCTCTCTTAGCTACGAATCGGATCGCGTTCTCGTTCGGCGTTGGCAAGTCTTTTACAGCCATGTTCATAATTTCAGCCATACGCTGATTATAGGCATTAATGTAGTTTTTACTTTTTGTTCCAGATTTGTATTTGCCAGCGACCTCCTGCCTCAATTGACGTTCGGTCTCTTTCAAATAAGGGCGAACCTGACGCTCTACCGTTTTGCGGATTTTTGCGTCGTTTTTCTTAAGCCATTTTGTGTCGTCTTGCCATTTACCGGCTAAGACTTTCTGATGACCCTCCGCCGTCAATCGTCCGCTGGAGTCGACATAACGATTGTTGCCAAGTCCAACACCATAATGAAGACGACCTAAAGTGGTTAAACTCCCGTCATCATTCTGATAACGACGGCGACCCCATTTCATACCAGCGATTCCGTAATGAGCTAAATATTCCATAGTGTCGTCTCCTTACTTGTTCTTTTTCTTCTTTCCGCAAGGCATACTTCATCACCTTCTTTGTATAGCAATAAATCGTCGATGTTGATGCTACGGCTTCCTCAAATATAGTAGACTGCTTTTAGGCAGCCAGGCATCCATTCAAAGACCATAAACCGCTTGTGTGCGCCAACAAAACCTTCATCCTCGCTCCACTGATCCGTATCTCCATTTCTGGACAGACGTCGGATCATAACACCGTAAAGATCGCCTTCTGCTTCATGATGCAGATGACCGGCATGGATTTCTCTAACAGTAGACTTTGAAAATTCCTCAGGAAATTCGATCGTAAACTGTCCGCGAAGATCGTTGACCTTACTTTTGGCTTGATGACCATGTGTCAGACCGATAAAACATTTATTCCAGAAAATGCATTTCCGCTGCTTCATTCGGTCATCAACTGTAACCTGTGGATAGTGGTCCTTCAGCATCTGCACGAATGCCCAAGAAAGGCTCTCATCATGATTACCAATGCTGTAGATCAGGTTTACATGCTCGGACTGCTGTAATGAAGTCTCGATCACGTTGTACCAAATCTCTTTTGCCATCTCCCAAGCTAAAGGTATGTTAACTTTTTCTATTGGCCGCCCGGAAGCCGTTCTTCCGCGCATATCATCGTTATGGAACATATCCTGTCCGATAACAATGTTGATCTCCTGCCACTTCTGGCGTTCGATAATACCGAGTAATTCCTCGATACTCGTCCTGTGGTCGGATAACGGTAAATGCATATCGTACAATGGGATTTCCAGCATACCGATACCGTCTCCTGTCTTTGGCTCGATTCGGATCGGTTCAACATTCTGATGGACTGCTTCAAGAAGCGCATCCCATTGGCAATCGTCAAGAGCTTGCTTGATCCATGCCTGTATGATTTCGCCTTTTGCGTTGACCTGTACCGTCGCATTATGTGCGGTGAAACCCTCGTATGTGCCGTGTTCTAATGTGGTTGTGTCAGGAAACTTCCTTGCTCTCCACTTTCGAAGGTATCTTCTGAAACTTTCATAACTTGCATCTGGATTTGCTTCGTGATACAGGTTCCGGAAGATTTCTTTCGGCTTCTGACCGGCGTTATAGGCATCGACACACTTTTTCTTCAGTTCGATATCGATGTGTATAGGCCATCGCCTCCTTGATTATTCAAAGGCTTCGCGATTGAGCTTATAAGCAATATAAGCATCCATCATAGCCGCAACGTTATCGATCTTTTGATCGTAGCGTTTCTTTAAAAGTTTACGGTTGCCATTGGTGTCTTCGAGTGTGATACAATTCCCCATCGCAAAGGACATAATCCCCTCGTCAAAGAAAAGCATCCGCTCCTCAGAAAGCTTTTTAAGCTCTCCCAAAGGAACGGACTCCGTTCTGGAACCTTGTATCACTTTTTCAACACCAAATGTACCGTTTTCGGAAATCCATCTCTCAACAAAATCTTTTGCGTTATAAGGGTCGTAACCAAAGCAGCAGACATCGTATTTGCACGCTCGAATGTGGGCATCTAGATCGTCGTAGACTTGCGGAATATCAAGGACCGTTCCTTCCATCACAACGAGGGTTCCTTCTTGAATGAATTCATCATATTTAAGTCTCATTGCTGGCTGTAATCTTGAATATGTTAGACTGGAGATATAGCTTCTCGTCTTCACTCCAAAAGCACCGCCATTTAATGGGAATAAGAATGTGAATGCACAGAAGTCATCGCCCTGAGAAAGGTCCGCTCCCATTGCGCAAGGCATTTCCCAATACACTCTACGAGGATGACACAGGGTTTCTTCATAAGAGAAGAAGTATGTATAACCCTCCATTGGAATGCCGAAACGTTTTGCCAAAATATCATTTCTTGCTGCCGGAGCTTTTTCTGCTCTTTCGACCTCTAATTGGTAGACGTCATAACTGACTGTTTTGCCAAGATTAGGTTGAGCTTTCATCCACATCGCAGGATTAGCAACTTCGTCTAGTGAGTCGAGTTGGTAATACCAAATGCTAACGTGCGGGTTAATATACTCACCCTTTAGGATTTTCATAAGCTCCATTTTAATATCGTCTCCGGCACCATTTCGAACGGTTCCTTCAGAAGACATCGCGACGATAAGATAATCGTCATTCTTCATTGCACCTTGCTCGATAGCGCCGATGCAGTCCTCTCGGATGTCGCCAGAAAGCCATTCGTCTACCGTAGCAATTTTGTCTCTTCGACCTTGGAGCTTAGAAATGCTCATAGGACGAATCTCTAGAATTGAGCCAGTCAGGAAGTTTTCGATACCTTTCTTCGTTGACGCCAATTTCTGTCGATTCGCCCGAGATCCCGTTGTATTCTGAAGACTCCCCTCGGTTAAGAACTGAAATAGAGGTCCTCGTGAA